AACGGTATGAAGCATTTCGAAAGAACTGCATTAACTACTTCTATGGACGGTGATTTCGACACAGGTAATGTTAGATACAAAGCCCGTGAAAGATATTCATTCGGTTGGTCAGATCCCCTCGGTATGTGGGGTTCACCAGGTGCTTAATTAAAGCACTCCTCCTGAAAACCCGGCTCCTCTCTGTCGGGTTTTCTTTTTTATGGGGTATAATTATGTTATGCAATATTTAATCGACATGTTTGGAGTTAGCGTTGTATGTATCATTGCGTCTGTAATTGGAGGCTTCTGTAACTACAATGTTAAAAAAGCTAAGGGTAAAATACCCAGAGGCGGGCATATTAATTGGCTTATGGAGCGTAAGCGTGCACGTATAGAGTTTTTATTATCTGTATTTGTTGCTGCTGTTTCAGCTGAATTTTTTGTACCGCCTATTATTAATCAATTTGGTCTTCATATAACATTTTCTCCGGCGATAGCTTTTTTTATCGGCTATAGCGGTATGCGCTTGATCCCTATGATGGAGCGAAAAGTGTCGCAAGCTCTTGATAAATTGGGTTAAACTCATGAATTTACTTAGTGCACAAATGTAACTAATATATATAATCTTTGTATCAGCGATGCTGAAATCTAATATAAAGGAGAAATAACATGGCTTGGACTACACCATCGGCAACAGAAATGAGATTTGGTTTTGAAGTAACAATGTATGTAATGAACAAGTAAGTTTGTTGTAATGATAATTAAGGGGCTTCGGTCCCTTTTTTATTGTGCAAAAGCTTTAAATAGCGTATTATTAATTATCTGGGAACAACCAGCTTATCAGACTGCCCCAGCAGACGCATACACGACGGATAAGCTTAAACTTTGTATGGAGAAAGAATCATGGCTATAACCACATTTTCTGGTCCAGTCAGGTCCCTTGGAGGATTTGTACAAGATGGACAGAACAACGCAATTGATGCAACAGCTGCTTTAACAGGCGGCACTCTTGATTTAACTGTTCTTCCCGTAGCACCTTCTGCTCCTGGTGTATTACCAGCTGTTACAGCTTCACCTGGACACGCAGGAAAAGAACTTACTATATCCGCTGATGGCGGTACATTTACATTACCATTAATTGTAGCAACTGTTGACAACGACCCTACAAACCCTAATCAAGTAAGTAATCTTGGTATGCAGTTTAGATTTACTGTAGTAGCTGATATTACTACTAGTATTATTATTAATACGGGTGCAGTAACTGACGTAATCTTCGGAACAGTTAACTTCTGTGATGACGCTAATGATGCAGGCGTAGCTGGATTTTTCCACTCACCTGGTACAGCAAACTCAGTAACATTTAACGGCACAACTCAAGGTGGTGATGCAGGAACTACTGTTACTATGACAGCTATAGCTGCTAACTCATGGAAACTTGAAGCAGTTTCAGTGTTTCCAACAGCTTCTGCACCAGCTACACCATTCTCAATTAGAGTGTAATATAGGAGAATAGACAATGGCTATAACAACAGATATATGGGCCGTCACTCCTAGCTACTCAGCTACGTTATTCCGAGCTGCCGCCGCTATTGCTGGCGCAGGAAATATAACGTTACTTACTAATCAGCCTCTAGATAACGGGGCTGGTTATCAAATTCTATTTACTTGTGCGGGCGATGCAACTGCCGCTACATTTACTATCACTGGATATGTGGCTGGGGATTTATCTCAGTCTGTAATCACTGAAACTGTAGATGGTGTTGATACTGGTACCGCAACTTCTGTAAATTACTATTCTAAAATCACTAGCATTTCATCAGACGCAGCAGTAGCAACCAATGTAAGTATTGGCAATGCTATTACTGATGGCATGGCTCTACCAAGAGCAAGAATGAAAGGATTTTATTTTGTAGGTTCTGCAGGTGCAGGTAGTGTTACATTAACCTTAAATGGTAATGCAGCGACAGATAGAGTTTTATTAAGTATAGCTACTCCAGCTAACGTAGAGTCACAACAGATGTCTTTACCGGGCGACGGAATTTTAATTAACGGGAATGAGCCGGAAACAACGTTTGGGGTAATAACTCAAACAACAGCCGTGACATCATTAACGGTATTCTGTGGATAAGTTATGGATGAAGAGCCCAAACCAATCAGTAATGAGGAGCGCCTTGAGGAATTAAGGCGTTGGTTTGAGTCACTAGGAGATTGTGTGTAATGGCAACACCTAGAAAAAAGGGAATGGGAATAAAGACTTCGGTTAAGTCTGGTAATTTTAGAAAGACTAAAACTGGAGCGGGTATGACAACGAAGGGTGTAAAAGCCTATCGTAAAGCAAACCCAGGTTCCAAACTCAAAACAGCTGTAACTGGGAAAGTAAAAGCTGGTTCTAAAGATGCAAAGAGACGTAAGTCATTTTGTGCAAGGTCTGCAGGACAAATGAAAAAATTTCCCAAAGCCGCTAAAGATCCTAATTCTAGATTGCGACAAGCACGCAAAAGATGGAAATGTTAAAAATGGATGAATCAACAAAACACTTACTAGACGCTACGTCTATCTTTACTGCCGTGGGCACTATGCTTTCATGGCTTCCTCATTTAGCTTCTCTTTTTACAATTGTATGGTTAGGCATTAGAATATATGAAACTAAAACTGTGCAAAGGTTAGTAAAAAGAAAACCTAAGATGCCTTTGGTTGAGCCAAGAGAACCTAAAGCATCAAGCAATAGAGTAAAGAAATAGATGCCAACAGTAAGTAAAAAGCAGGAAAAGTTTATGCAAGCGGTGGCTAACAACCCAAAGTTTGCTAAAAAAGTAGGTGTTAATCAATCAATTGGACGAGAGTTCACACAGGAGAAAGGCATGAAAACTAAGAAAATGATGGGCGGTGGTATGGCTGACCGAAGAGGTAGAGCTATGACTCGTATGGGTGCAGATGCAGCTGGTCGCGCTATGATGAAACATGGCGGTAAAGTTAAAAAAATGAATAAAGGTGGTAACACTTCTCGCATGAACGAGCTTGAGGAATTAGGCAGAGTTGATAATGAAAAAGGTTATTCTGCTAAAGGCAAAAGAAATCTTAAAGATGAAAAAGCCCGTGTTGTTCGTGAGATTAAAAACAAAAAAGCTGGCGGTAAAATCAAAGGATATGCTGCATATAGTCCTTTATCTACAAAGTACACAAAAAGTAATGCAGCTGGCGGAGCCACTATGAAAGCTAAAGGTAAAAAAATGATGATGGGTGGTAAAGTTAAGAAAATGAATATGGGTGGTGCTACTATGGGAGCTAGAGGTAAAACTATGGCGGATATGAAAGACATGGAAGGAAGAGCTATGGCAGCAGGTAGGTTAGGCGGTTCTCCAGCTATGATGGCAGACGCTAGAGGTAGAGCTATGAAACACGGCGGTGCTGTAATGAAAGCCAAAGGTAAGAAAATGGCTTATGGCGGTAAAGTTAAAAAGATGAAACACGGCGGCGCAGTTAAAAGCTCAGCTTCTAAACGTGCAGATGGTATCGCACAAAGAGGCCGTACACGCGGTCGCATTGTTTAATTAAGGAGAACTAAAATGGTTGCAAGCGTTGTACGTAAATTAATTAAGCCTAGAAACGCAAAAGGCAAAAGAACCGATCTTGCTCGAGAAAGAGCTGAAAGAAACTTAACTAGAAAAAGAGCTGAGACTTCTGTAACGCCTGCTCGTAAAACTAGGGAACCTAAGATTCCTCCAGGTACACCTGTACCACCTAAACCGCCTACAACTAAAAGCGGTGCAAGGCAAGTGTTGAAAAAATTTGGGGTTCCTGGAGCAGTTATAACTGGGGTGTTAGGTGTGGCTACTAATAAGGCGATTCGTGATAATAAGAAAACAAAAGTAGCAGCTAAACCGGCAGCTAAACCGGCGAGACGTAGAGGTCCATCAGGACCAACTATGACTTCTATGGGCAGACCGAGCACTGGACCTAAACCTAGAAATAAAGATCGAAGAGTTAAACCTCGTAGACCTTCCGGCCCTAGCATGACAGGTTTTAGGAAATAAGCTATGATGATCTCTAGAGGCATGGGGATAATGAACCCTAAAAAAATGAAAGCTGGGGGCCCTGTTAAAGCCAAAGTTAACAAAGTTGTGAAGGGCTTAGAGAAAGCTTCTAAAACACACGCTAAACAAGCTAAGACTCTTAAGTCTCTTAAGATGAAAAAAGGCGGTAGTGTTAAAGATGCGTGCTACCATAAAGTAAAAGCTAGCTACAAAGTTTTTCCTAGTGCCTATGCCTCTGGTGCTATTGCTAAGTGTAGGAAAAAAGGCGGTAAAAAATAATGGCAGTCCGAAAGACGGCTAAAGGAGCCGCTTTAAAACGTTGGTTCAAAGAAGATTGGAAAGATGTAAAGACTGGCAAAGCTTGTGGTAGAAAAAAAGGTGATAAACGCGGTACACCGTATTGTCGACCTAGTAAACGTGTATCTACTAAAACTCCAAAGACATCTGGAGAAATGACGGCGGCACAGAAAAAGTCTAGAATAGCTCAGAAGAAAAGACTTGGACAGCCGGCAGGAAAACCACGTAGAGTAGCCGCACTTAGAAGGAAAAGGACAACAAGGAAAACATAATGACTACAACGGGAACACACAGTTTTAATTTAGACTTAAACTTACTGGTCGAAGAAGCATTCGAAAGATGCGGAGCAGAGTTAAGAACAGGATATGATTTAAGGACAGCTACGCGTAGCTTAAACTTATTAACTATTGAATGGGCTAACCGAGGCATAAACTTATGGACAGTAGAAGAAGCTACTATTCCATTAGTTGCCGGTACAGCCACTTACGATTTGCCCGCGACTACTATTGACCTTATTAGCCAAGTTATAAGAACTGGGTCTGGAACAACTCAGTCCGACATAGCTATTTCAAGAGTGTCAAATCCTACTTATGCATCTATACCAAGTAAGAATAGCACGGGCAGACCAATACAAATTTATATAGATAGACGAGGTCCGGAAGTGCCTCAAGTCACTATGTGGCCTATTCCTAATGATGCAAGTTATACATTTGTATATTGGTATTTAAAACGAATGGCAGATGCAGGTACTGGAGTAAATACACAAGATATACCATTTAGATTTTTACCGTGTTTAGTAGCTGGATTAGCTTATTATTTATCTATAAAAATACCTGAAGCTGGAGATAGAATACAATTTTTAAAACAAGAATATGAAGAGCAGTGGCTACTTGCTTCGACAGAAGATCGAGAGAAAGCTACATTATCTATAACACCAAGAAGTTCATACGTATAGGAGATTGAAATGAAAGAAGTACCCGCAGATAAAAAGAAAAGCTTAGGAAAATTACCTTCAGAAGTACGTAACAAAATGGGCTATATGAAAAAAGGTGGAGTAGTTAAAAAGGGACATCACAGAATGCCAGACGGCACTATAATGAAAGACTCAGAACATAAAAAGATGAAACACGGTGGCGCAGTTAAAGGCAAGTGCAGAATGGACGGTATAGCCATTCGTGGAAAAACTAGAGCTAAACAAAGAAGTAAATAATGAGTAAGTTCACCACTAATAAAAATGCAATAGCAGATTGCGATGTTTGTGGGTTTCAATTTAAACTAAAGACTTTAAAAAGTTTATTTGTAAGAGAAACAAAAACAAATATATTAGCGTGTACAGAATGTTGGAATCCGGATCAACCGCAAAACATGCAGGGTATGTATCCTGTAACTGATCCACAGGCAGTTAGGAATCCAAGACCTGACCAAAGTTTTAATGAAAATAATATAACGGGGTCAAGAGATATACAATGGGGGTATAATCCTGTAGGTGGGGGTAACAGATTACAACTACCTGATATACCTAATGATTTAGTAAGCCCTGCAGTAGTAGGAGTTTTTACAGTAACAATAACTTAGGAGATTAAAATGGCTAAAGAAAATCAAACAAGAAAACCTAAAATGGTAGACGGGTTTGCTCAACCACAAGATGTACCTGTACCTAATTTTGCTGGATACCCAGAAAAAGATGTCAAGACAACAGGTGTAGAAACTCGTGGTAATGGTGCAGCAACAAAAGGTACAAAAGCTCGCGGCCCAATGGCGTAAGGATAAGTAATGACTTACACAGAATTAGTAGCACAAATAGAGTCTTATACTGAGAACTCATACCCTACAGTAGACGTTAATACGTTTATTACGCAGGCTGAGAATCGTATTTTTAATGGCGTTAATATACCTGACTTAAGAAGAAACGATACGGGTACTATTACTGCCGCTAACAAATATTTAAATGTTCCTGTCGATTGGTTGGCTACTTATAGTTTAGCAGTAATTGATAATGCAACAAACGAATATACTTTTCTTTTAAATAAAGATGTTAACTTTATTAGAGAATCTTTTCCTGACACAGATACACCTTTTTTTGGAAAGCCACAATATTATGCAGTCTTTGATGACGAAACATTTATTCTCGGCCCTACACCTGATGTTGCTTATGGTGCTGAGCTGCATTATTTTTTCTATCCTGAGTCTATTACTGTTGCTACTTCTGGCACGTCTTGGTTGGGAGATAATTATAGCTCCGTA